ATCGGCTCGGCAACAAACTGGCCGCTTATTCCTTCCTAAACATACAACGTATAGCAAGACAGTCAAAAAGTAAGTTTCTTAGGTGGCTTTGTTCTCGTCATAGTTTACAGAAAAGAATGTCAATTTATTTTGTGAGTAAAACAGAGAATCCGAAAATTCATTTACATGGATCATCTTTTATACCCCCTCATTATAGTCATTTACCTATTGTGGATTTGAGTTCTGCATCCAGATCAACGTGTTCATGTCATGTTGGGATGTATATCCATGATATAGCGTTTACGAAATATAATTATTTTGAGGTAGAAAGGTTACCTTCATTAGAGGAGATGTATCAAAAACTCCTTTTGAAGGTTGAATCTAGATGGGAAATGAAAGGTGAGTACTTTAATACTAAAAACTCTTGTGATTTAATAACTCAAACAAAAATGAAAATTTTGTCTACAGATCCTCTTAATCAAATACGAATCCGTCCTCCATTTGAATGTTTATCAATTCCTACTGAGGAGCAGGTGGGTGTTGTAGATTGCTTAGTAAGAGCATATAAGAGTTATGATCTTCATATTAATTATCCTTTTTTTACTCCTGAGGAAGTGTCATCTAATTGGTTAAAATCGATCAGTGTCTCACAGGTTTTGGTACCTGGAGCAGAAACGATAATAGATGACAGAATCTATAGTGCCTTCAATGAGGCTTACGCCCACATAAATGGTAAGCCTAGATTTTACTATAGTCATCAGGGGTGTTATCCGAACAAAGTTCCAAAGCTGTTGGATAAATATAATAAGGACACAGAAAAAATGACAGATTTCGGAATAAAAATGATGAATTTATGGCCTAGATCTATTGAATTATTGAATACTTATTATCTTAAAACAGCCCCCTTGAGGGCAACGCAGATATTTGATATAACGAGGTCTACGGTTGAAAATTATAGAGGACCACCAATGTCAGCTTCGGGGTTACGACCGGGGCTAAATTATACGGTTAATGAAGAAGGAATGTCCTATACCTTTACCGTTAATGGAAAGAAAATAGATCAGGAAAACTGGGTTAATGAAACAGTGTGGAAAATGGTCGAAGATACAATAGATGGCAATCCTATTGAGCATCCAGATCCGTATTGTAACATGGTATTAAAGCAGGAAATGCATTTGATACCAGATGATTTTTTCACAATGACCCAGGAGGAACAGGAAAAAGAGTTGCTTAAATTATCTGAAAAAGCACGAGAATTCTTCATTATGTCTTATGTGGACTATAAGTTGGGAGCTATAACTCAGGGCTGGCGACAGAAGAGAGAAAGAGGTGCAGCTTTAAGAATAGGACATAAAACAGATTTTGGAGGATCTTGGAATATGGCCCAATATTTCAGATATGGAGATTGCTTGATGATCTATGATACATCGGATCTTAGAGCCCAAGATGCTAGCATACACGTTGCCCTATTGGAACTGTATGCGGCATCAGCCCGTTATTATTTGAATCCAGTTAAAACTAGTAAGGCAATGCAAGCTGTTTTTGACGCACTCGTCAAGGTATGGGGCGTTAATTTAGCGATAAAAGTTGTTCATCAATTTGATGACATCTGGGTTCTTATGAAGGGCTGTATGCCGAGCGGGAGTTATGCCACATCTCACGGTGATTCATGGATATTATTGTTTGCCTTTTCACTCTATTTGAGTTATGTGATGACAATGAATCCAACTAGATCGGCAGAAATAATGCAAGAGCTTCGTGAAGGCAGAATACCAGCATGCGCTTATGGAGATAACTTCGCCTTAGGGCGGAGAATCGCCATAGCTGACATTGTGAACATTGATGGATTCTGGCGCTTTACAGAGGCGATGTGGCGATGGGAATTTAAGGAAATACAGCGAGGTGTTAAATTTCTTTCTGTGCCCGATGGGTCGGGTGACTTTATATATCAGGGTGTGGTATTCTTGCAAAGGACCTTTATAAAGAATTCTGACCCGAGATATCCACCAGTCCTCTCATATAAAAGTATGAAGAAAACTGTAATGAGATTGGCTCATGGTAAGGGTGAGCCAAGAACTCCAGAGGACTGTGTGATGGCCTGTATAGGCCATGCATATGATTCGAAAGGGACTAATCAGCCTGCATATGAATTTGTTAAGTACATTTATCAGTATCTAATGCAGTTCTATAAGATTGATTGCTCTGCCTGGTATTCCAGGTATTTAGAGGGAGATTATCGTGACTCTAGTGTTGCCAGATTAATGCGGAAAGCAGGTATTACTATAGAGGAATTGATGAAAGGATTCCCTACTTTAGAGGCCTTGATGCTTCGTCAGGTATATGATGAAGCTAAAAGTGCGATTGATTATGAACCTGAGGATTATATTGTGAATCTCAGTTAAAAG